AATGAAGTTGGCGACTAAAGGCTTTGGGTAATCCTCTGAAAACATCGAAGGATAAACCTTAGATATGTCTCCTTGACGCACGGAAAGCACATCGCGCATACGTTGATCTCGCGCTGATGAGCGCGTACGTAGCCGCGATAGTTTCGCGTCAACTTCTTTGACTGATAACAATGTTATCTCCTAAATGATTCTCATCTTATTTTGCTCAGCGAAAGCCTCTTCGATATTTATAACTGTTCGCTTGCCCATCTCGTGCCGAGATAGGAATGGGTTTTTCATATGGTGGGTGGCATACTGTCCATAGTTGAGCATCTCACGTGCTCGGATCTCACAGAACCAAAGAGCCATAACCATATCGGTCTTACCCTTAGTCGTTGGAGTCCAGGTAATTAACTGCTCAATCAAAGCCTTGATATTCTCAGTTTGATCTGATGGCAGATGTATTAAGTTATCTCGATGGTGCTTACCATCAAACTGCTTAGTACCGAAAAGGGTAGACATAGATGCCACACCGAAGCCGGCATCCCACTTGTTGGATCCAGTATGGTGTTCCTTGAACTGCACTCCGCGTGATGCTAAGTGCATACGGATACCTTCATCCTGCGTTAGGAAGGACTGGAAGGCGTTCTTTTCGACGATCCACTCGGAAGGTGAGTAGAGCGCTGTCCAATCAAAAATAAGATTACGGATATCGGCTGGAGACGGACGGCTAATTTTAATAGCATCTACTATGTACCTCTTGCTAGTTGATCGGTCAACGGCGTAGCAGATAGCTGCAGTATCACCAATCATCGCAGGGTCTAGACCACAGATATAAGTAAAACCGTTTAAGTCTTTAGGATGACCGGGCCAGCCTGCAACTAAGTTGCCAGACTTACGCATACCGTCAATAGATCCCTTAACACATATAGGATCAAAGGCAGCGTTCTCGGAAATGTCTTGCTGCTGATATACCAAAGCCCAGGTGCTTGCATCCATCGCTTGGCGTTCGTTATAAAGGTTACGTCCAGACCAACGAGGATATAGGCCGTCATCGTTCTTGTCGGATTCTTCTTGTCCATCAAATGGAGCATCTGAGGCAGGCCACAATGTAACCCACTTGTCAGGGTCTTCGTCGGCTTCTAAAAGCGCTGGCATTGCCAAATACTTCCAAGGAACCTGACCGCCAGGGTAGCGATCTTCGGAGCGTAGCTCGCGGTATAGATCAACGGAGGCTACACGAGTTCCAATAATAATAAGTTTACCCGTAGGGTTCAAACGAGATCGGACGTCTTGGGTTAACCAGCGGATCTGCTTTTCAAACTCATTGGCGTTCTTTAAGGTAACTGCGTCATCTACAATAATCATATCTGCACGCTTACCGTAGATCTGACCACCAATACCAACGGCCTCGATGTTCGGATCCTTTTCAGATGACTCGCGGAGTTCATCACCAAAGGTAACGCGGGTTGCCTGCCAAGAGGCAGACTTGGAGTTAAACCCTACGCCAGCAGCATAAGCGCTCTGCAGATCTGCATACATAGGATGGGTCAGACGTTGCTTGATGGCGTAGAGAAAGTCGGCAGCTAGTTGCTGCGTCTGGGATACAATCAAAACTCGGAAGTTCGGATTACGGGCTACCTGCCACGTAACATAGTCTACGGTAACCGTAATGGACTTTGCGTGGTTTGGCGGAATATTTATAAGTACGCGGTTGGCGGCAAGGCCCGGTTCAAACTTCATACTGGGGTGTAGCCAAGAAGGTTCACGACCTTCGATTACATCTATCAGATTCCTCTGATGGGCGAAAGTCTTAGAGTGTAGAAACTTCTCGCGGAACTCCACGAAATCAATATCGTGTACGTCGCCACCTTGGAACTGCTTATCCTTTAGACCTAGGCGGGTTCGATCAATCTTATCCGCAAATATCTTATCGGTCCGGCGGTAATACTCATAAGTCTTAATGGACTTGCCAGCGGAGGCAGTAGCTGCCTCAACGGTCATACCTTCTGCTACAGCGCCGAGAATGATTCTCTTGGCTATATCGGCTGAATTATCTGCCACGTATTCCTCCTACAGATTAAAGCCCGGATTACATATCGGGCTGAGGAATTTAGCGGATCTAATATTTAGATAGAACTATCCCGATTAAAAGCACCGCTAGTGTCGGGCTTAGCGCCCGAAGGAGCCACAGCGAACTGAGGGGTAAGTCAGTACTCGGCCTAGGGGCCTCGTAAGAGGCAACCGCAACGGGTCGCAAAGGTCTTCCCCGCTTTGCTCCCCTACTGTATATAAGGCAGGAAATTTAACGCATTTCCCGCTTTACTTCCTGTGATATTAGACACACTGCTATAAGTCCTGCTCAGACGGCATATTGTACCGAATCTCACACGGTTCACTTTAGCAAATATTTTTTGTTGGGGTATATATCCCGGCGTGCGCTGCAATTCAACAACCCTGGGTGCCCCCTCGGCTACCCCTGCCCTTTTCTGCCGATGACCCTGCCGCTGCTGCTGGCCTGCTGCCGATGATCCGCCTGGAATTGCCAGCGGTTAAATCAATATCCTGGCCAGGCGGCTGCATATAACCGTAATCGCTGGCCTTGCTGCACTTTCGGCACACCTGGCGAATTACGCAACAATTAGCCCCTGGAATAATTGCCTAAAAAAAGTTAAAAATTGACCCCGCAAAAATTGCTATTTTTATGCAGAAATAATGCAATTTTGAAAAGGCTCGCGCCCGGTCTTTTTTAATTTAGCTGGTCTAATTACGCAACACTGGCCAGCCTCCAGCCCTGGAAAATTGAATTCCCCTGGATCCTGGCCAGGAATGTCGGCCCTGGATCCTGGAAAGAATTACCCGAAATCGGCAGGAATTGACCCGAAATAATGACCCGAATTCCCCGAAATTGCCAGGCCTCCAGCAATTCCCCGAGGCAATTCGCCCGGAATTTAACCCGCGGGAATTGCCGCCCCGCCTGCTTGAATATACGGTAGGGAGAGGCATATCATTAAGCCACGGGAGGGAAACCTCCCCCAAAACCTACCGATTAGAAGGGCAAAAAAATGAGCAGACAATATGAGTACCGCGTCGAAGATGAAGGGGCATTAAACCAAATAGCCCTCGAATTATTGGATAACTATTTAATAGACGCCGACGCTGACGAGATCGAAGGCGATATTGCAGCAATGAAATTAAAGCAGTGCGAAGGCTGCGATAAATTTAATTTAGGCGATAATGCCTGCGCTGACCATAAAGGTGAATGCTACGACTGCTGCGGCTGCGGCTTACTAGAAAAGGCAAATTAAATAATGACTATGGAAAAAGATATTTCACAATTTAATCTCGCCGATATTGAGGCCGTTATTGAAAGCAATATCGCCTACGACGCTTTCATAATCGCGCAAGATACGCATCCCGACAATGTAACGCTCGACCTATTGGGCGCGGCTTACGCCTTAGACGGCGACGATTTACACGACGAGGAATTGCTCGCGTTAATGCAGGAAATTCTATCTATGCGCATTAATTGGAAAGCGAGGTACGAGGAAAAATAAAAGGCCGAAACACCCGTAAGGGTGTCGCAGCGTTACGCGCTGCCTGACGATGGCCGTCAGCAAACTACCGAAAAGGAAAAAAATAATGGCTAAATGGGAAATATACGCGACCAATATCCTCAATTTAAGGCTGGCAGTGGAGGCCGAAAGTTACGAGGCCGCGCTAGCAATTTATGAAAGTGGCGAGGATATTGCCGATGATTACGAAAATATTGGAGGCGAATTTCGCCTGGACAATATTGTGGAGGTAACCGAATAATGAAAATAAAATATGAATGTATCTGCCAGGGCTGCCGCGGTTACGCCCGCGGCAATATGCTCCAGGCCCAATATTGGCAGGGCTTAATTACCGAATTAAACGGAAATTATTTTTCTGCCAGTAATAGAAAATTCCACGGCAGCCGAATAACGGGCTGGAATTACATCTATGAGCCAGGCGGCCGCGATATTTATGGCGTGGCAATTAAGGAAACACGAAAGGCGGGCTGGCATAAATCCGACGGCCGCGAATATGCCGTGTCTATTTGGTGTCGTTACGGGGAAATCCTGGAAAGTGTGCGCCAGGAAAATAGCCGCGCTGCTAATAAATTCCTGGAAAGTAACGAGATCCTGGAAAAGATCCAGGGCTGCCGCTGCCACGGCTGCACTCTCGACCGAGAGGGGCGATAAGTGAGCCAGGGAAAAAATACCGTTATGAAAGAAAATTGCCCGTTATGCGCTAAGAAAAAATATTTATTCTGCTACATAAAAGGCGGGCAAGATCTACTGGCCTGCGCTGCCTGCGCCACCGAATTACTGCTTACGGGCTGGAGTAGATAATGCAAGATCTTTTATACATCGGCAGCGTATTCGCCTTCTTAATCGGTATTTCAGCCCTGGCAGGCCTGGCCTGGCTGCTGATTGAAGGCGCGTACTGGATCTATTGCAAGGCAACTAGACGCAACTATTGAAGGCGTACTATCTCGCAGCGCGTAAGCGCTGCGGGGTAGTCTGCAGTCAGCAGACTTTCCCCGGGGCGGGGATTGTGAGAGAGGATAAAAAAATATGGAAACTATATTAAAGGGTGAAACCGTAACCGTAACCGCGGGAGATATATCGGATCTATTGGAGGGAGCAATTACTCACGCTCACCAAAAATTAGATCTACCTATATTGAACACGGTACGCCTGGAGGTGGCCGGTGGCCACTTAACGGCTATAAGTACCGATAGGTATCGCTTAATCCAGGGAGAAATCGCCCGGGAGCTGGAGGGTGATCTATCGGCCTGCCTGGTACCGGTTGAAGGTATCAAGCGTATTTTATCTATCATAAAAGGTGAAAAGGTGAAGGGTGAAACCTTACCTATAACACTTAACCGCTTAGGCGATATTCTAACCGTATCGCTAGGCGGTAACGCTATCAGCGTGGATCTAATCACCGGCACTTATCCACCGGTGGAGAAATTTCTAGACTTTACTAGCGATAGCGTGGCAGTAACTAGCGCGGCCTTTAACCCGGCCTTTTTTGCTGATTACGCAAAAATCGCAGTAAAGGGAAAAGGAAAATTTAAATCTATGCAGCCGGTGGAGATCGAATTTACCGGTGAAGGTAAGCCGATGAGGATCACAATTACCGGGGAGCGCGTATCCTGGAAAGCAGTACTTATGCCTATGAGAATAGTTAAGTAACCCGGCGGTAGGCTGCCTATCCTCTCCCGGTCATCGGTAGTGCCGGGAGGGGGTGGAGGGCAAATCGCCTTGATCTAAATAAATAAGGGAGAAAGTAATGAACAATGGAGTAAAAGATCTACGCTATTACCGTCAGCTAGACGGGGCAATTCTGCTAGACGGTAATGACCGCTATTACCGGCTATCGGAAACCGGTGATCCGGTATATGGCTATAACGCACACTTTTCCGGGGCTTATGTCTGCTACACCTGCGGCCACTTATGCGACTGCGGGGAGGAATAGTGTATAAATACACTTTTCACCGGGCGATGAATATGACCTACCGGGAGCAGCTGGAGGCAGTAGCGAGAGGGGAGATCCCTGGCCGGTGGATAGTAGGCTCGGGATATAAATTGCCCCGAATAGTGGCAATAAAATACTTAAAAAAGAAAATAGCAGCGGGAGGGGAAAAGTAATGCAGATCAGCGAGATAGACACGATCCAGGATCTAGAGGCCTGGTTGAAAGAAAATATGCCAGGTGCTACCTTATTGGAGGGAGAAACCGGTATAGTAATACACACTAACCTGGTATCCACTATAGGTGGATATCTACACGAGAAAGAGGGAAAGTAATGAAATATATAATAACGCTAGAAGTAGAGAGCGAGTGGAGTTTGGAGCAATTAACTAGAGGGCAACACGGCGCTCTGGTATTTGGCGCTAATCACCCGTGGAGGGTGTTAGAAGCTAGAGAGGGAGAGAATAAATGCGTATGTACAGACGAACCGCCTTACAGGGAGTGCTCAGAGCACTCCGGTTATTAAAAAGGGAGATAATGTAATGACGATAGAGAGAGTGCGACATAGCGGGGCTTATGTAATCTCGCAATTTATTGGTGAGGGAGCGGGCGAATATCTATTTACCCGCACCTATTACGGTTATACGCTAAAGGAAGCTAAGGCGCAATTTAAGATCGCGCTAAAGGAGGGAGAGTAATGGATAAGCTAGATAAGGCTAAGCAGGAAATTGTAAACCTATTTGGGTTCAGCGATCACCTGGTGGCGGTTAATGACGCGGTGATAACGCTTGACGCTAAGCAGCTTATTGCCTACCGTTTGACCGTAGATGAAACCGCTACGGCCGGACAATGGCTAGAGGCAGTCAAAACTTTAAATAAGTGTGAAAGTTATTTATATCTAACCGAGATATTAAAGGGAGAGGGAAAGTAATGAATAAGCCAATTAAGGGAGACATAATTGTATTTGATAGACCGGTTACATTCTTAGACGGTAATACAATTAAAGAATTAAAGTTTATTGAGAGATCTAAGTTTGCAGACCCCGTTACCGGTAAAGGATATTGGGTTACTAGCTGGCGCAGGTTCGCTTATTCTATTAAGCGAGAGGGAGAGCTACTAGGGCGCCCCGATCACCTTGCAGACTTTCGCATATTGTGTCTATCTTGCAATATGCAGACTAAATATGACGCGTTAGATGTAGTAACCGGTAAGCCTTGCGATAAGTGCGGTGAAATACTATGACTAAACACGATCATAATTTTAAGGCTACCGATATTCCGGGCGTAAGCCTATGCAAGTGCGGGGTCGAGATCTATTACGCAAGCAAAGAGCAGGCGTACTATGTAAGCATAGAGGGAGAGAGTAATGAGTGAGATAACGATCAAAGAGGCAAGCAAGGAAGTAACCGGTTGGATGAAAGAGATTACTTTCGAGCGAAAGGGAGAAACTTATATTGCCACCCTTTATTGGGATTTTTATAAGGGTTACGATATTACTTTCCATAATAAGACTAATAAAACTCCTGAGTGGGTTTATGAGTGGCAAGATAGCCAGCAGTACGGGGCTGAAAGCCTGGAATATACGCTTGATTGCCTAACCGAAAGAGAGGGAGAATAATGAAGTGCGATTACTGCAAAGAGGAAAGCTGGAAAGAGATGTGCGATTGCTGCGCTGAGGCTGATGAGGCTGGCGTATTAAAGGAATATTTAGCCGGAACTGCTGAGTGTCCAGCTTGTGCAAGAGAGAAGGCAAGTAATGAGCGATTATAGGTACGCAGTGGATCCGGTATTTGACGATAACTCTGAATGGGTCAAGTGCAAGGCGTGTGAGAGAGAGTATGACCGTAAAGAATATAAATCCGACACTTGTGTCGAGTGTGATAACCAATCAACCAATAAACAAGAGAGAGAGAGGGAGAGTAATGAATAAATTACCAAAGAGAATTAACGTTACCAAAGTAGTGAGTTATGACGTTGATAAAATTGTAGGAGATATTAAGGATATGGGAAGAGAGGAAGAGATTACTCTTGAAAGTATCCTTGATTATATTGACGGTTGGGTGCAAGAGGATTTTGGTAGTGAGCACGAACTTATATTCGCAGATGAAAATGGAGAGGAACTACAATGAATAAAGAATACTGGCAACGCAAGGCTGATCTATGTCAGAAAATAGGTATAGAGCAGCTAATGGCGGGAGATATTAAGAATGGCACACGCAACCTAAAGAGAATGGTGAGGGCTATGGAGGAACTAAACCTAATAAATACGGTAGATGAGGATAAGCCGGCTGCTGATATGTGGGCTGAACTGATCGCCGCCGGCACTACACTAACGAACAAGGGAGAAAGTAATGAATAACAGCGAGGTTAAATTAGTATTTACTGCACACTTACAGGTAGCCGGTGAGGGTGAAACCGCAATAGAGAACGCGATAGAGAAGGCGCGAGATGAGTACGGTAGTGAGGTAGCTGAGTATGGTGAGTTCACTATCACCGGCACAATAAAGACCGCTAAAGATCCGGTAAAAAAGCCGGTGTGGACTTGCCCTATCTGCAAGGCAACTACTACTAATCCGGAGGATAGGCTAATAGAATATGCCGGTATGCACTTAGGCTGCAAGGGAAAGAAAGGAAAATAATGGATAAGTTAGGTAAAGTAATAGCTTTTCACCCGGTTAAATCGGGGCTAAAGTTATTTTATGAAGTGATCGAGCCCGACGGGGAGACTAGATGGGGAGGGGAGAGAGCCTTCGACGCTATTAGCTGGCTACACCTTGCCCCGAAAGGGTCTAGACTGCTGGTATCGGGGTGGGAGAGCGACGATCTAGACGCTCAGCCAGTAGGACAACCGCTAGATGTAACCGAGATTTATCAACTACTAACAAGGGAGAAGTAATGAGTCTATTTATAGGGATACTGGTAGCATTGGTGGTCGTATATGCGTTATTGGTCTTGGAGGAAAAACTTAATGACGATAACTGAGAAAAGAATTGAAAGCGCAAAAAGGCAAGCGGTATCTTACCGGAATTACCGGAGAGCTAGAGATCGTGCGCTAGTAAGGTTGGCAAACGCCTACCCGGAAACTTACAAGGAATTACTTGAACAGGAAAAGGTGGCAGATGTACAACTTGGTAAAAAGTGGATTGATATTGACGGTAGTACTATCCCTGCTATGGATACTCGCACCTACAGTTCAATCACCGGATCACTTACCGGTGGTAGCGCAGATGTCGCAGAGGGAGAGGGCGACAGCAAGTGAGAAACGAAACAACAAACGGATCGCAAGAGAATATAGTGCAGCTCTCGGCTATACGAAAAGAGAAACATATTGCCTCATCACCCTATGGACCCGTGAGAGCAGGTTTGACCACCTTGCAAGGAACCAGCAGGGATCAAGCGCTTACGGAATTGCTCAACTCCTTAGAGAGCGTAGTAGCAGCCCTGAACTCCAAGTCCTACACGGCATTAGATACATTAGCCATCGCTATTCAGGGAGCGCGTGTCGCGCTCTCAGCCACTCCAATAGAAGAGGGTGGTACTGATGTTTAGATATTGGTTACGCTTTGGCATATGGAAAGGTTGGGTAAGCAAACCTTACTGCGCTATGCACGACGGCGGGTTGGAGTATTACAATGAGGAAGAGCTTGAAGAACTAGAAGAAGGCGGCGATCCCTGCCAAGTTGTAGTATGCGTGCTATAGTTTAATCCTTGCGGGTAGGTCTGCCTTCTACCTAACCGCTTAACAGTAGCCTCACCGTAACCTCTTTCCGGTGGGGCTACTTTAATTATCGGTGGTATAAAAACCTTTGCCCTTGAAGGTGATAGCGGGAGAGGACCACACTCGCTGCATAGACTTGTGGCAATCAGTACACATAGGTTCTATTACCTCAGCGTGGATAGACTGTTCAATATCTCTGGTGCTACCGCACTCGCAGTTAAAAGAATAGATCATAGCTTTACCGCCTCGTTTATGTCTAAGTAACCTACTAACTTGTAAGTCTTGTCTTTGTTCTCAAACTCCGTAGACACCGGCATCACTTGTGTATACCATTCTGGTTCTGGCAGATCCATAAGGTCAAAGGAATAGATACCAAGTGGAGTCGAGTTGATGTAGTACGGAATAAGATCCCGCTCTGCTGCTTGGGTAATCAGTTTGCGGTACTTCATCTCTTCGATAAGCAGGGTTGGATAGTGAGTCTGCCTGCATTTAAGTTCAATATAGTGAGCAGCTTTGGCGCTGGTACAATCGTAAGAGTCATAGATTCCCGGCGACTTAACTAAGTCTGGGTAAAGGCTCTGTTGAAGGTAGTTAAATAACTCTTCTTCTTTCATCTAAACGGTGTCTCTCCGCCTAGTCTAAGTTGCAATCTGCGAAGAGAGGCAATACATCTACGATCAGCAGTAGATACAGCACACTCTAAGTACGCTGCTATCTGGTGTAGCGTAGCCATATCGTGATGACGCATACGCAATACAATCTGATCCTTCTCATCTAACTTTAGATAGGCTTTCTTAATATCTATCAGGCTAGCAAGCAAGTTGCCACCTTCTGCTGGTGATGATGAACCGCGTGGTTGACCGTCTCTAATCATCTCTTGTGCCTGCTCTAGTACTGTTCCATCTATGACGGAGGCAATAACAAAGGGCAGTAGCTGACCGAGGATAAGGGTTTCATAGTAAGCCTCATCCATTAACTGATAGCCAGACTTGTTAGCCTTCTCCTTGCGAACGTAACGTTCTGCTGCTCGCCTCATCTGGTAAGCAATACGCGACTGGTTGTACTCTAACTGCTTAGGATCTTCAACGCTCATCTGCTCAGTGATGTAATCATTGCGGGTGATAGCCCAAGCAATGCACTCCTGAGTGATGTCATCTTTCTCCACCCAATGCTTATAGCGCCGGTAGATTGCATAAGCAACCGACGGCGCTAGATCGTAGGCAACAGGGTGTAGTTCACTCACAATCAGTTGACTCGACTTCAGGCCAAACATTGTCCAAGACCATCATTGCAATAGCAGAATAGTTTAATAGATCCAAGAAACTATCACGCAAGGACTCGTTGCTAGGCTTAACGCCTGAGTCAAGCAGGTTGTTAATGCGAGCTATCTTATCCCACATACGTACACGCAAACCATTAAGTGGTCCACCTGGTGAGTGAGCAATATTCTTTGGGCCATAGTCTCGATGCTTACGCAATAGTAAGTTGCCAGCCTGATCCATAATGCGCCAAACGTCAGCGACAAAGGCATCATCTATCTTGTCGGTGTAGGGCGCAAGAGAATAGTCTCTGCTTCCGTATTTATCTCTAGGATCTGAAAGCCCATATGCTGCAAAGTCTGTATCATTTGTAGCCATTCTTCTCTACTCACCCTTTCGGTTCGCCCACTAGCAATGCTCTGGTGGCGTCTGCCCCATATGCTAAGTAGTAATCATTTATATCCATACCCGGAGGTAGTGTAACAATAGTTGAGTTAAGTATCTCATTGGCGACACGCTTAGAGAAGTCAGCACCGGGGTTAGATCCATCTTCTTTAATATCGTTATCGCCTACAACGTAGACTGTTTCATAACCTGTAAATAACTTAGGAAAGTGTGGCTTCCAAGACTGCACACCAGGTACTCCGACTGCTGGAATACCTAACATACCGCTAGTAACTACCGCATCTAACTCACCTTCGCAGATAACTATATGCGGTGATAGTGGTAGCACATCTGCCACGTTGTACAGGTGTGCCTTCTGTCCAGTTGGTGAACCATACTTAGGTTTGCCATCATCAAGACGACGGAACTTAAAGCCTACGCAACCGCCACCAGCGGTGATGTAAGGAATAGATATCCACCCCTCATACATCTCGTGTCCGTTGATCGGCTCTGTTACTGTGCCAAGTTGAAACTTAGCTGCTGCAAGTTCAGATATCCCACGTTCTTCTAGCGCGACTAGAGTTTCCGGACTTACCTCTTGGGCGTATCTCTGCGCCGCTTCCAGTAGCAATTTCGACTGCACGTTTGAGGCCATCTCTAAACTCCAAGTTCTCTATGATGCAGACAATACTGACTGCGTTACCACCCTTGCCGCAGGTATGGCAAAAGTACAAATTGTTATAAGTATTTATTACAGCAGACCTGCGTGTGTCGCTATGCAAGCAACACTTAACTGATACATCTTGACCTTCTCGTACTTCACCACCGAAGTAAGAAACGATTGGGCCTATGGGGATTGAGTTTGCAGAAGCGGAGTTCTTACTCCCTCGACCTTTACCCAACCTTGACCAGTCTTGTGCTGGCATACACACCCCTCGCACTTCTCGTGCCAATGAGCTGCACGCTTTAGATGATTAGCCTTGTTTTCTTCGCCGGCTTTATAACAGTTAGAACAGATCACGCTTGATCTTCTTCCTCATCTAGTGCAAGTTCTACTACTTCATCGGTGCTTAGTATTTCTGACGTGGTGATTTCACCTTCTGGTACTGGCATTTGTTTCTCCTTTAACCATTGTGCTAGATCCTGAATGACCCAGGCTTGATCTATTGAAGCGTTGCGACGCTTAACTATTACATAAGACAGTGGTACTTCCCCGATACCTCTAGCCTTCGCATAGTTAAGCGCCTCAACTTGTGCTTCTCTCCAGAACTGAGGCAAGGAAAGCGTTGCTCTGTTCTTGAGTTCAAGGATGTAAGTTTCCCCTGCGATAACAGTTACGATGTCGCCCTCATCCTTGGCCCCAGCTTTAGTCAGACGTTCTGCAATGGCACCCATCTTACGTAGCCACTTCATTACATCTGTCTCAAACTGAGAACCCTTAGTCTTGTTGTACTGACTCATCTACCAATACAACCTTATTGATTTTATAGATGACATTGTCTTCTTCATCTTTAACTAATTCGACAACACCGGATTGAAGTAGCGCACCAACAAAGTTGGTTAGGTCTACCTTGATTGCATCAACTTCTGCACGTAGTGAATTGATACTTTCACGTAGCGCATCAATCCTAAGATTCTCTCTGTACTTATTTGATAATTCTTCTTCAGCCATTTACTTCCCTATCTATTGTTGGACTATGTAATCGCCCTGGTATCCGTTTACTGCATCATTTCTTAGCATAACACCCCACGCATTTTTATCAGATATCTGACAGGCTGCGTAGTTTACAAACAGCGTTGCAAAGTCTTTGCCGTCTGCAGTATGTGGCCCAAAGCGGTTCTTCACAGCAGCCACCTTGAGTTCACCGTTAGATGGATCATAACCAAGCGTCAAGATTAACGCCGGGAGCTGACTCACCTTACCGTGAATGGCACGTCTAGCAGGTGGATTAGATGGTGATCCATACTCACTCTGCTCAGAGACGTGGTGTAATACAAGTACGCAGGCTTCGGTCTTACGTGCCATATCGTGGAGTTCCATCATTATCGCACGTAAGCCAGCCCACTCGTTGTCAGTCTCTGCTGCAACGTTCATTAAGTTGTCTATAATTATTAACTCTGGAGCCTCGCCATATAGCTCCACATATGCTCTGATCTCTAACTCGATATCGTCTAGTGATGGCGACGAATCAAAGACCCATTTGATATGACTTAACTTGCCAAAGTGTTTATCGTAGTAGTGCTTATCATTAGATAAGTTTAACTCCACCGATACCTGTGAATGACCGGATGCAACAGATGCTGCTCTCATCATTACAGTTGTGGTATCTGTATCTGCTGAAAAGAAAAGCGTTGATACGTTTGCCTTCATCGCATAGACAAGTGCAAACATAGACTTACCAGCGTTAGGTGCGGCAGCTACCATACAGACCTGTCCTCGACGGAACTTAATCTGCTTTGCTGACAGCGCCTGCCACACGTCAGGTAGTGGTGTTGCTTTGGTAAGCACCCCACTCCAAGCACGTGATAAATCAAGCACAGAACTCTCCAAACGGAAGGACTATATTATTTTTTCTACGTATTTCTTTTCTTTGGAATTCGGTTAAACCACCCCAGATTCCAAAGCGTTCGTGTCTAACGCCCCAGTCTGCACACTCAGTCTTATGAACACAGCTTCCACAAATAGAGACAATAAGTTTCTTTTCAGGAAATGAACTGCTGTTTTCTACTGGGTAGTACATCTCCGTATCTATGCCTCTACAACGTGGTTCCTCGAATTGCCAAGGACCACGCATCCGTTATCGGATCCAGATAGTCTCGCACTTGTCTGTTGCACCCTTTGGTGCAGCACACATATAGCCCTTCCAAGGACCCTTTGCTGATGTACCTGAACGGAAAGACATCACACCGTGTCGGCAAACCTGATCTCCACCTGTTGGTGCAGGTGCTGCAACTGGCGTTGCATTAAATGCTGCAGCAACTGATGCAACTGTTGGTGCTGGTGCTGCTACCGGTGCTGGTGCTACTGCACCACCTGATAGTTCATTACCAGTAGCACGAATGTTAAGTGCGTTCATTGCAAGATCTGCAAGACCTGATTCTAATTCTGTAACACTTGCTGCATACAGATTGATAAGCGTTCCGTCGGCTAACTTATAGTTCACCTGGAACTTTGTTGTATCGGGTGCTGACATATTACTTTCCTCCATTTGGTTTGATGTTTAATCTAATAGATTCCTTACCGACAACCTTCGGTACAAAACCTAATAGTTTTTCTACTTGTTCAGAGTCAACTGTCTCACGACCTTTAACTGTTGTCCAACTGATTTGAATACCACTAGCAGTAACGCCAGTAGTTCCCTCGAAGGATGACTTCAAGGAATCTTTTTCTTTCTCTAGCTCTTTAATCTTCTCATCTAATTGCAGATATTTCAATGCGTGAGTGTCAACTTCTGCGTCCTCAATCACGACTTCACTAAGGACGATACGTTCTTTTATTATGCCTACGCAACCCATCTCACCGGATGCGTCGTAGTACTGGCAATAGTTCTTGCAAAATGAAGCATCCTTTTCAGGTGCTGGTGCCTCTGGCAAAGCCTTTACATTAGCCAACCACTGCAACGCTTCTAGCGCTGAGACTTCATCGTATGGTTCAGAGTGGACTTTAATATCCTTCTCATCACCATCGCGTGCAATCGCTACTAGGTTAACTGTCTTAACGTCATAGCCATTCTTAGATAGCAAGTAACCATACACCTGTACCTGCCAGCGCTGTTGCGCTGACGGGAAGTATGAAAGGTTCTTTACCTTGCTTGTCTTCCAGTCAATGACCGCACCGATACCCGGTACGAATAAGTCAACGTGTGCTTTCATATCACCATATGCAACTTCAGTTTCGACTAGGTAATCCTTACCTTCGGGATCCAATGTAGTGATTGCATCTTCGATAGCAGCGTGAATTGCAGTACCCATAATTGCAGCCAGCTTTGACTGATTCTCATTAGTATCTGGCTGTGCATTAAGGCGGTACCAAACCTTACGACGGCAGCCACCGATCTCTGATGGGCCAACCTGTGTTTGCTTACTGCGATCACGACCTGCATCTTTAGAGTGCAGTACGTGCAGTAACAGTTCCTTTGGATCAGTAATCACGCAAGTTCCTTTGCAATAGCTTTAGCAGTTTTGCAAGGGTATCTATCCCCTACCACTCCGTGTTGACAGCAAGAGCAAACTAATACGGGTTCATCGTTAAATAGAAACTCCATTGGCTTATGCACTTCTAGCACTGCACGTAGTGCAGCATATGGAGTCTCTGGAGTTCTGCTCTCTCTGTAATTCTTGCTTGCTATATCTGCTAGTAGTTCTTCGTATGTCATCGTTCATCCCTCTTTGTTAAGTAATAGTCAAGAGCATACGCCCCGACGAAACCAATTAGCAAACCGAATAAAAACTTAATCATTATTCCCACCCTTCCTGTTGAGTAACTAATTGAATCGGTGGACAGGTATTGATGTCAAGAACCGACGCGATCTTTACTGCTCTTTCTGCCACAACCTTTGCCATTAGCAGGCTCTTATACGATCTTGGTTTCAAAGAATAAAGATAACCGAGTGCATAAGGACCGCCACTTCCGGCGGTGAATAGACCGTGCTCACTTGCGTTAAACGATAAGTCTTGGCCTATCGAGAAGAGCATAGAATCAAAAGCGATTAGATAGCAGAAGCTCGCTTCCTTATCCATCTCATACCCATTGTCCTTGAAGGCTTGCTGGATACTTGGGATTATCTTCTTACCCATCCACTCAACAGGGTTAGATCCTTTGTAGACCGGAGGCTTCCAGTTATAAGTGAGGATGTCGCCAGGGCGTGAGTCGCCAGTAACGCCGAGAATGTACTTTCCGACGTGAATAATTTTCGGAGTCTGTGTGCTGATAACGCGTTGATCGTTATCGGTTATCTGCGAATCAGCAGCAAGTACTACGAAGTCAGGTCCTTGGATTCCTACCAGAGTTGTCATTAGCGGATCCTATCACGGCGTGTCGCAAGACACATATTTGGCAGGCTCTGATTATAATATGAGCCGTAGGCGAATAACAGTGCGGCCCTTAGAGGGCCGACCCACAGGGAGGTCCGAATATGCGGCTCCGTCTACCAACCCTGCGCTTATTCAAGCGCACAGATACCCTGCCAGAAGCCTTTGGAAGCGATCTGCGGGGTTTTGGGCCTACTCACGTATGTCCTTGTGGCTCACAGGTATTTAGCGTTATGGCTGCCTTTAATGACTACGAGCTAGTCTGGTATTTCCTTGACGCTACCTGCGTCAGTTGCGGTAATTTGATCCGCGTTCCTTGTCCGGTGGACAAAGATGAATCACAAACTATCTGAGGTAGATCCTGATACTCGCAGAGCAATCTGCTCGGTTTGTGGTCCAACCAAAATAAAAACTAGAGATAAGACCAACGCAACTCTTGCTGGTCAATACCGTTGCAAGACTGTCTATAAAAGAAACATCCAGAAGAGCCAGTACCCATACACCCTGCATAAGAAGGATACCTGTCAGCACTGCGGGTTTGTTCCTGAACATAGCAGTCAGCTCGACGTAGACCACATAGACGGTGATCGTTGGAACAACGAACCTGCTAACTTGCAAACTCTCTGTGCTAACTGCCATAGGCTTAAAACTATGCAGAATGAAGACTGGTCGGAAAACAAAAAAGAACCCCCCGCCCAGGATTTCTCCTGAGCAGGGGGCATTTGCCTCGCGCTTATGGGCTAATTACTTAGCACCACGTCCAAACTCTGTTGCCTTTGGATCCATTACCTTTAGCAATGGACCTGCAATAGCAGCAATTCCTGCTGTTGCTAAAGCCTTTGGATCTGTAACTCCTGCAAGCCATAGCGCAATTACTGACGCTATACCAGCACGAAGATACGTTGATGCGACTGCAATCAATTTCTCTTTATTCATTTTATCTCCTTCTTTTTAGGTAAAGGTTTAGGTAGTTTAGCCTTTACTTTATTTATGGCCTTTGGTTGGGGTAACCAAGGGAACCAAGGTTTTGTATCTTCTCCACAAGTCTCCTTTATGGAGATGTGAAGATGATGTGGGTGCTTATTAGGACCGGTGTAATCGTGGTTACCCTTGTCCTTTGACCAGATCTTGCCATTAAATATTAAGTACTTGACGCGGGGATCTTTCTGTAATTCTACGTAAGCAACGGTGCAGTCAACACCATTGACAGGATCGTGCGTTATGTCTACCGCATATCCTGAGTTGTGGTCAGAATTTGGGTTCTGCTTTACGTGTGCTGCCGATGGCAGTAGGCCATCACTTGCCTTCTTGCGCTTAGGAAAGTGCGCTGTTGCTTGGCGTAATACTGCAATAGCTGCAGGTGTTGCTCTCTTTGCTAAGGCAATCATTGCTTCTCCGCTATCAGTTTGTATAGATCGTCAATGCGATCCTCAAGTCTTTTTACGGAATCCTTTATCGAGCTGCCACCATTGGGTTTAAGTTCGTTTAGATAGTGCTTGACCATCCATCGAACAGCAGCAGCGAATCCGCCAACTATTGTCATTACTGCAACTGTTAGCGTTGCATAGTCTGAGGCTTGCATTAGACCGTCCTTATTGTGATTAGAAGTGTTCCGCCAAAGCCAGAGAACCGTTTATCCTCTGGGGTCTTGTTGATAAAATCCATCTCTTCGATTAAGCCGATATACGATTCACCGGTTCTAAAGTCCTGAACTCTGATGGTATCTCCAGCGTTTTCAATAGTTTCAAGTTGAGACATACGGGCATAGGCAGATCCTTCATAGCCTACTTCGTTGGCGAACTTGTCGCTCTCGTGGTCATAGCAGAATACTGGGTATTGGATCAGGCGCTGACGTGGAACTGCTGGCAAGGACTTCAACTGGTAGCCAGTAAATAGTGGACCATTAGCAGCATTGGTTGCTGATCGAGTCATAGTAAACTTAAAACCAAGATACTCTTGTGCAGTAGTTGGATAGTTTATGTTGATCTCAGGAACAGGTTCTCCTTGTGAGAATGTACCAATATCAAACTCAGTATCTTGTGAGTTGATAGATTTAATATTAAGACCGCCATTGGTTGTATCAATGCGAGCTTGTAGCAGTTTATAGATCTTAGTCTCAAGTGTGTTGTAGCGGATATAACCGGTACGCAAGTAACCGCTTGCCACTAGGCTAGTTGTAGATTCAGCCCAGATATTATTGCCTGTAGCAAATGCTAATCGGTCTGAGTTACCAAAGAAAGCAACCTGTGATGCAGTAACAGTAGTACCAGCAGCAACTAGATCCCAAGCCCAAGGAAAATACAGAGCGCTAGCGATAACGGTTGTGGATAGATCGGTACGAACTAACCCTGCCGCTCCATCTACAAGAGTTGCAATGTAGGCATAACTATCCTTGAAAGCAATAGCGGTACAGGCTGCATCTCTAAAGAGAAGCGGTCCATACTGGACATCTCCAGTGGTATCTGACACGCCGACTCTAAATCCTGCGCTGGTTGCAAGTATTGCATATGTGCCAAGGTAAACATCAAAGTCATTGATGCGCTCACCGCTTGGCATATCAATAATTACAGTAGGTGTAAGAAGTGTTGGAAAGCCTAAAGCGTTGGCAGTTCCTTCATTAAGGCCGATCTTAAATACAGATGATGAAGTTCCATTTGGATCATAACCTGATACGTAGATGGCCTGTGGTCCTTCAGAGATACTTGACCATACCCAGTTAGCGTTAGGATGGGTATAAAGAGCAGTAGGCAGAGCAGCAGAAGCAGTAGCATTAGCGTTTAGTTCGTATAAAATATTTCCTTTAGCCAAGATAAGACGTTGCTTGACATAGCGGATGGTCGCTCTAGTAGTTGATGGAGTATCGTAGATCTCAGAGTCGGCAGGTGTTGCGCCCACTGAACCCTTGTGTACCTTGGTTCCATTGATGAAGTAATAGTTTGATCCATCAGTTGTAAGACTGTAGATAGTTGAAGCTGTGCCTGCTTGAGAAATAGTCGTTGGTGAACCTGCAGATGTTGCTTGTTTCTTTAAAGCAGTTCCATCTGTAAAAATAATGCAGTCATTGGTGCCATCATTAACACCAATTAACTGAGCAGGTGCTGAACCTGAATAGAAACTGGCTGTGTCATTAAGCAGAGTTGCTTGGCCTCTAGTCCAGACGTCTATACCTTTAGATTCTGTGTATTGAAAGCGCAGAGACTCTTCTTGGATAGGCTCAAAATACTTAATCCCCGCTCCTAGGTGGAACGAGGATTGAGATCTAACCCACCAACCGGTGAGTGTTTGCTCACCAGGTTCTCGTGTCTGGTCAATCTGTTGCTTGCGGTATTGTGCTGTTACTCGACGATACGGTTGTTCATCGGATGCAGCAAGAAAGAACGGGAGCGCAGCAAAGGCTACGTCGTATGCAGGTCCTGTTGGAGTATAGGTTGTAGATCCTGCAGGGTTGGAAAGTACGTAAGGAATACCTTCGGTTATATCATCGCCATAGGGCATTACTTACTCCTTAGTATATTTGTAATTCGTTTTCATCTATTGCGTTATCAATATCTCGTGCTAACGGAATTAAATCAATTAACAAACTATCCATTTTTAATATGCGTAAATATAAACAACGCCGCTAGTGCCAGCAGTGCCAGCACCACCTAAACCAATGGCACTTGCTAATGGGGATGATGTTCTAGATGCTTTACCGCCGCCACCACCACCAGCGCCACCGTTACCATAACTACTAGGAGTGCCATATGCACTATAACCAGCAGTTGCAGCCGCTGTTGATAAGGTAATACTTGCGTCGCCACCCCGACCAGATGTTAAACCACCACTTGATGCAGGAGCTCCACCACTAAAACCATTAGCACCTGAACCTTCTACATTAGCGCCGCTGGCACCGCCTGGACCAGCAGTTCCTGTAGTAACTGTTATATTACCTAAGCCTTTAAGATTAAGCGTTAAAGTTGATCCTGCTGCTCCAGCAGTTCCGTTAAGTCCAAATGAATTGTAAACACTAGCACCGCCAGCACCTCCTGTTACTCCAGTCGCTGAAATATAACCAGGCACAGATGAAGTGCCATTAACAAAATTTGTTCCATTACCATAACCAGAATCAGCTAAAGTACCAAAGGTTGAAGATTTCTGTCCAGTGTTTGAATTTCCAATATCTATAGAGTATGAAGTGCCAGGGGTAACGTAATAATCCTTAAATGCAACTCCTGGCGCACCAGCGCCACCAAAACCACCACCGCCACCACTATCTCCAGCAGATCCATTTTGTCCATTTCCTCCAGCGCCAACAAGAAATACAGCAATTTTGTTTATGTTTGTTGGTACAGTCCAAGTGGTATCGCTAGTAATTGTTGCTATTAAAGAGTATGATTTACCACTGGATGCTAAAATACCTAAAGTAGGAAACATTAACTTATATCACCCACAACTAACCAGTTATTTGCTGACAGTTTTATTGCGCTAGCAGCAGCGTTGACCGCACGAAGTTTTGGTGTAACGCCAGAGGTTGAGTTGATTGTTGTTGTTCCAGGAGTTACCGCGCCAATGGTTGGTTGACCGGCTCCTGTGAGCCATACAAAGTTAATAGTAGTACCGATTGCAAAGTTAAAAGTAGCATCGGTTGGGATTGAAAATTGTTGCGCTGTAGCATTGTTCATTGAGAACAAGTAGCCTTCATCACCGCTTGCAACCGTATAGGCGGCAGTCTTGGCTGAGTACCCAATAGCAACCTTTGGCGTAGTTATAACGGGCGAGGTCAACGTCTTGTTTGTAAGTGTGTCAGCAGTTGCTCTACCTACCAAGGTATCGGTAGCAGCAGGCAGTGTCAGCGTTGTAGTGCCAGCGATTGCAGTTGCCTGCACTGTGGTAGTTCCAGATGTGGATCCGCTGAATACGAAGTTTGCTACAGGTGATGAACTATCACGGAAGTAAATTAAGTCAGATGATGTTAGTACGTGTTTAATAGATGCACCGGCAGTATGTGCTATGCCAGATACTCCAGCAGTTCCTGTACCAGCCTGACCTCGACTAATCGTTAAGGTGTCGCCAGATACGTTTGTTACGAAGACAATCTCTTCGTTGACCGTATCGGCATCAAGTGCGACTGTAAAAATATCTACGTTACCACCGGCAAGTGTTACCCCACCCATTAGCGCCGTAGCAGTACCAGTTGCTACTGTGATAGTAGTAGCTGTTGTATTAACACCACTAGCAAGCGTTGTCTCAACGCTGATACTTGAATACTGTCTAGTCATTTATTTGCCTTACTTTGTGTAATGGATACGGATAGGGTATTTGTCTTGCAGTTTAAGTGCTTCTTCTTCAAGTCTTGCTTTGTATAAAGCGTAGATATAACGAGATGATGCCACACCTGCTGTGCTTGGAATCTTGGTATCGTTTAGGTCAGCCTCTGCTGAACTCAAGTTGATACGTCCAGCATCTACATATGAGAGCAACTTGTAGCAGGCTCCGAGGATTACTACTTCTACTGATGAAGCAGGAAGTCCTGTTACATCGGCGTAGTCATCTGTATTGCTATCTAAAGTGTTAGGTTCGGTTGTGTAGTAAACCTGTACCGTTCTGCCAGGTTGGATATTCTCATAAATATTGACTGTGTTCTGCGTGTTAAATGCTGCAACGTTTGCCATTGGGTCTGCACGCCAACGGTTGATAGGTAACCATTCAAGGCTTGAACCTGTTGTTTGCCAAGACATATAAAGGATTGACTCTACATCGTCAGGTAATGGGTAAGTTGTTTGGCTTGCATTAAAGGTAAAGGTAGTAGAAGCAACAGACCAGAGTTTAGGATAGAGGCTATTGATAACATCGTTGATAGCCTTCTTAATCATTACTCGCGGGAAGGTTGGAGAAAGAGTTATCTGTGCATACTGGCTGTGAGGCGCTGGTGAAGTACCTTGGTATCCTCGACCAAATCCTGGAGCTGCATTGAGTACACCGGTTGCTTGGCTAAAGTTATCAACCCAGATAAGTTCATCGTCAATTTCAATGATACCTTTGGCAAGGTTGTTAGATGATCCAATACTCATAGCGGTTGCTGTTGTATTGATAGCAGTTGTTAGGTATGTGATTCTGTCTTGACGCAGGGTATAGCCTGCTAGAGATGAGCGAACCTCATCAACCATTTCATTTAGCGTTGGCATTATTTCCTCTCATACCAGCCATCTCCCCATAGAGTTAGCAGTCTTGCAAAGTATTGTTCGTATTGTGGCGCAATAGCATCTAATGAATACAACGCTACTGCTCTCTTATGTATTGCTACTGGGTCTAGATCCTTGACCCATTCTGTTGCTACTGCAAACTCCATTGCATTTCTGCAACGGTATCCAGTTACTCCATTTGGGTTAGTCTCTGTGAAGGCTCCCCAGTCTGTAGTAATTGTCGGAGTACCGCAGGCTTGCGCCTCAATTACCACATTGCCAAACGGTTCGATATAAAGTGTTGGAGCAAATAGGGCAATAGCACCGCCCATTAATTTTGCTCGCTCTTCTGGTCCAACAGGTCCTACCCATTCACCATATTCAATCTTTGGGTTATTGCCCGGACCTGCCATAATCAACTTAACGCCTAGTTCTCTGCAGACGTGTTGGGCTACGATTAAACCTTTGCGATCTACCATACGTCCAACGTATAGGTAGTAATCTTCTTTCTTCTCTTGCAATGGAAACATCTCAGGCTCTAAGTAACCAGGTATCACCGCATCATAGAAGTTACCATCTACCAGAGTTGGGTTTTTCCACCCTGCATACATTGAGTGCATCCAAGCGTAAGACTCAAAGACTTTGTACTGACTAAATACTCCGCCGTAACCAACACCAAACTCTACGCTCATATAGTCTGGGTAAGCATCTGCTATCGGCTTCTGTGAAGCGCCACCGATAAGACAGATAAAGTCTTTCTTCTGCAAGCGCTTACTTAGTTCGACTATGGCTTTACTGTTAAAGATCTGCCAGTGAGGTAATGTATTATCAAAGGCAGCTTCGGTGTAATGCTTACCGTCTAGCGCCTCATCCTGCTGTTCTTTAGTGATGCAGGTGATTAACTCATCAACCGGTGCTTCATTATCTTCACCAGCATAGAGGTAGACCGTATGGCCTAGGTTCTTCATCATTATACAAAAGCGTCTTACCTTTTCGGTATAGGCGCAGTTGACATAGGCTTTAGTAGTTTGGGTATGTGGCAGACTTATTACGTGGAATCTCATAGTCCGAGATTATACTATGTCGCCCACGATCAAGAACGTGTTGCTCGCCGTACAGATCACTGTGGCGGCAGACTTGTTGGTCCTCAACTTGGGCGCAGTAGTTGTTGCACCAGTTGACAAGATAGTTACTCCAGATCCCTGAGCAAAGGTCACCTGACCTGCTCCGTATTGGACTATGTGGATCTGGTCATTAGCACTAAAGACTGATGGTGGAACTGTAAGAGTAATAGCAGCAGCGTTATTTAGAGTAACGATATCGCTGAGATCTCCGATAACAAGTGTATATGAAGTACCAGTTTGGGTGTTAAAACCTGCGATGTTACCAACGCCAGTAGCACCTGTTGGTCCGGTTGGTCCAGTTAAACCTGTTGGTCCTGTAGGACCAGTCGGTCCAGTTGCACCAGCAGGTCCTGTTGCACCTGTTGCTCCGATTGCTCCTGTAGTTCCCGTTGCTCCAACGGGTCCTGTTGCACCAGTAGGTCCAACTAGGTTAACTCCAGCAGGCCAAGTGCCTGCAGCTTTAGGACCAAAGATTTGATTAGTTGCAGTATTGATATAGAAGTCACCATTAACGCCTTGCGTTGTTGGGTCTACTGCGCCACTAAGAACGGTATAGCCAGCAACGCCTGTTGCTCCAGTGGCACCTGTGGCTCCAGTAGGACCGGTTGCACCTGTTGCGCCAACGCCTGTTGGTCCTGTTGCACCTGTTGGTCCTGGAACTGTACTTGCAGCACCAGTAGGACCTGTAGGTCCTGTGGCTCCTGCAGGGCCTGTAGGACCCGTAGGACCGGCAACTGTGCTGTCAGCGCCAGTTGGGCCTGTGGCTCCTGTAACGCCCGTAGGACCTGTTGCGCCAGTAGCACCTACGCCTGTAGGTCCAGTGGCTCCAGTGGCCCCTGTAGGACCTGTGGCACCAGTTACACCAGTAGCACCAGATGCACCAGTTGGACCAGTAGCACCGACAGGACCTGATGGACCAGTTGGGCCTGTGGCCCCACCGATACCTTGTGGACCTTGCTGTGCTGAAAATACTAAAGATTGGTTCGGGGTAATTGATTCGATAACTACAAAAGTGGTCATAGCGTTACAGCCCCCGTTACGATAAATAAGCCTTCAAGATATCTAGTGACTGTAGCTCCGCTATCAAGGACTAAGTCATATGAATAGCGACCAGGAACGATTGGCTCTGTAAGAGCTGCAGACAGGGTCACAGTTACAGTGCCTGTAGCACCAGTAATAACCATACGACCATTGGCAGTAGTAGCAGTTATCGTTGTAGTGGTAGATCCAACAAACGGGCGCACTGTCATAGTTCCGGTGTAACCAGTAAGGTTAATTGGAACAGCGTCGTTGTTGATCGAGAACTGAAAATTAAATGTTGTTGCTTGCTCGCAGATTAGATTAAATTTAGCACTCACGATGAGATACCTCTGAGAGCCTGTGCTGCAGGTAGTTGAAAAGTACTAGCGAGAGCGTTACATACGCCGTTATAG